ACGTGGCGCCGGTCGACGGCGTCGGTGGCGTCGACCAGCGCCAGGGCGGCGGCATCCGCCGGCAGGCCATCACGGACGAGCTGCGCGACCAGCTGGCCAAGGCGGCCAAGGATGCGGCCGTGAACGCGGAGATCTACTCCGGCGGCCAGGATGCTCACGGCCGCCACCGAACGGGCAGTCACCGCCACGACGGTGGCCAGTCGGCGGACGTCCGGCTCTACACGGTCGGGCCCGAGGGCCAGCGGCGCTACCTGTCGATGAATGATCCCGCCGACCGCAAGGTTATGGAGGGCTTCATCCGCGGGACCGTGCGCAACGGCGCCACCGGCGTCGGTGCGGGCCCCGGCTACATGGGTGAGCACGGCATCCACATCGGGGGCGGCCCGTCGATGGCATGGGGCGCCGGCGGGCGTTCCGCGAACGCGCCGGATTGGGTGCAGCGGGCTCACCGCGACGGCTTGGTTGACCGGGCCAACGAGGCCAAGGAGGCCAGCAAGACCGCCGCGAAGACCCCGGTCGGGGACGCGCTGATGGACCGCTTCTACGGGAAGGGTGCGCCCGGTAGCGGACCGGGCATGCAGATGCCCGGCGCGCCAGGTGGCCAGAAGGGCACCCTGCACATCAAGTTCGACAACGCGCCCGCCGGCATGACGCACCGGGCAGACACGGGCGGCCTGTTCCGGGAGACGACCGTCTCCAAGGGCCGGCCGCAGATGGACATGGACCGGGCGTAGGGGCCCGGTCCGGCGACAATCCGGGGTCTTTGACATGTCCTGGCGCGAGGAGCTTCGCCCGCCGTCGTTCCGCGGTGTGCCGTTCAAGATCGAGGCGAACACCCGGTTCGGTGGGCGCCGCGGCTTCACCTTCGAGTTCGCCAAGTCCGAGCGCAGTTCGGACGAGGACCTCGGGCGCCGCGTCACCCGCGTGGCGATCTCCGCCTACGTCATCGGCGATGATTACCTCGATCTGGCCGATGACCTGGAGGCGGCGCTCCAGCGGGAAGGCGCCGGGCTCCTCGTGCTGTCCACGATGGGGCAGGCCACGATGCGCTGCGACACCTACCAGCGCATCGAGACGAAGGACCAGGGCGGCTTGGCCCGCTTCGAGATGATCTTCGTCCGCTCGCAGGTCGGGGTCGGTGCGCCGTCAGGACGGGAGAACACCCAGGCAGCCGCGCGCGCCGCCGCCGCGCAGAATGCTACCGCCGCCGAGCTGTCTGCCGGCAGCGACGACGACTGGAGCTAGGACAGCATGACCTTCGCCCAGCGCCGCGTCGCCGTCGCGGCGCTGAAGGCCGTGCTCGACGCGCTGCTCGCCTCCGGCGTCGACGCCGAGAGCCAGGAGGGCGCGACGCTGCGGCAGCTCTGCGGCGCGCTTTCGGCTGATGCCGTCGGCCAGGTCCAGGCCAGCACTTTCGGGCCGCCGCTGCACGCGTGCTTCGCGGCGGCCACTGCGGCCGGCGCCACCTTCGCGGGCATGGACGGCGTCCGGCAGGAGGCCCAAGCCGTCACGACCGCGGACCTGCCCGTGCAACGCGTCGCGCAGATCGCGGCACGTCTCGCGCTCTCCGAGATGGTCAACATCCTGGCCGCGACCGCCTTCACGTCCCGGCAGGACGTCGACGCGGCGCTCGCCCGGGTGAACATCGCGTTCGCCCCGGCCGAGGACTTCGCGGCCGGGCGCTTCGACAACGTCGCTTGGCGCAGGCTGACCGCGCTGCACGCGGCCTGCGTCCGAGATCTGACCGCTCGGGCTCGCCCGCTCCCGCGGGTCGTGGCCTACGCCTTCTCGACGCGCATGCCGCTCCTGACGCTCGCCAACCGCCTGTTCGGCGACGCGGGCCGCGCCGAGCAGCTGCTCGCCGAGAACCGCGACACCGTGCACCCCCTGTTCATGCCGGCCTCCGGCAACGCCTTCTCCGGCTGAGAGCGTTCCGTGCCTAACCCCGACCTGATCTGCGAAGTCCGCACCGAGGGCGGCGTCTATCAGGACTGGCTGACTGTCCAGGTGGCCCAGTCGTTCGACGCCGCGTGGCAGCGGACCTTCCGGCTGACCTGCGCCGAGCCGGAGGACCCGAACAGCCGTCGCCAGACGACCTCGGGCTCGTCTTGGGGCGAGGCGGCCCAAATCGCCGCCCAGCGCCTCCTGCCGGGCATGCGCGTCGACATCGCGCTCGCCGGCGAGGTGGTCATCCAGGAGGGGTACATCGGCAACCGGCAGGTGGCCTTCGATGCCAACCGGCACGGCGTCCAGGTGTCGGGCTTCTCGAAGGCCGAGCTCACCCGCAAGGCGTCGGCCGACGGCGGTACGGGGCAGTTCCGCGGCTACAAGCTCGACGCGATCGCCAACCGGCTGTTGAAGCAGCACGGCCTCAAGTTCCGGGTGGAGGGCGGTCCGGACGGGTGGGACACCCCGTTCCCGAACTTCACGATCCGGCACGGGGAGACGCCCTTCGACGCGATCTCCCGTGGATGTCGTCAGCGCGGGCTGTGGCTGCGGGCCGATGCCAACGGAGACTTCGTCGCCGGCGCACGCCAGGGCGGCAAGGGCGCGATGTTCGAGGAGGGGGTCAACATCCTCTCGGCGAACTGCTCGATCGACATGCCCTCGGTCCAGGAGATCGTCGCGCGCTCGCAGGTCGCTGGTTCCGACAGCCTGTTCGGACGGCAGGCCGCGGAGATCTCCGCCAAGGCGCAGATGAGCAACGGCGTGCCCGGCCTCGCCCGCAAGGTCCTGGCCGAGATGCCGCTGGGCCAGAAGGAGCTGCAGCTGCGCACCAACATGGAGGCGCAGGCACTCGAGGCCGACCTCCTGCGGGTGACGCTGGCCTACCAGGGCTGGCTCAACCCGAACGGCGAGCTCTGGGCGCTGTCCGATTTCGTGACCGTCCGTTCGGGCATGTTGTTCCCGCTGGCCGATCCGCAGATGGACCTGAAGCTCTGGGCCTACACCTACGGTCAGACGCCCGAAGGGCAGACCACGACTGCCATCGAGCTCGTGAACGCCAAGGCGTTCCAGCAGAAGAACCCCGACGGGCAGGCGTCCGACGGCTTCTACAACCAACCCGTGACGCAGGCGCAGCCCGAGGCCCGCACATGACCGGAGGCGGCGCATGAGCACCTTGCGCGCCGGAGGCGACGACGGCGCCCGCCGCGCCTACCTCGGCATCGCCCGTGGGACCCTCGTCTCGGTCGACGACTCGACCAAGCTCCAGGAGCAAACGGTCCGGGCTTGGTTCGGTGACCAGTTCACCAACGTCGAGCACTGGCACCCATACGGCTTCAGCAGCGTCCCGCTGAAGCCGACCGATCAGGAGCAGGGGCAGGCCGAGGTCCTGGTGGCCGCCGTGGGCGGCAATCCCGACCACCCAGTCGTGATCGCGACCGCCGACCGCCGCCATCGCCCGAAGAACCTGAAGCCCGGCGAGAGCTCCCACCACGACGACCAGAAGCAACACGTCCACCTGACGCGGGAGGGCGTGAACGCGACCGGCAAGAAGATGACCATCACAGCCGGCGACAAGCCGGCCACGAAGGACTTCGAGCTGAATGAGCAGCTCAAGGGCCTCGCGGCCCGGGTCGCCCAGATGGAGGACTCGCACCACGCGATGTTCGACGTGGTTTCGAAGCTCCGCCAGAATATCGAGGGAGTCCTGCCGGCGCTGGCACCGATCAACATCGCGACCCAGGTCACCACGGCTCTCAGCGGCCTGCCATCCGGCCTGGACGCCATGAAGGCGCTCGCTGAAGGCAAGCTCACCGGCTACCTCCAGAACGCCCTCCAGCGCGGCCTGAAGTCGTTCCTAGACCCGGGCCGGCTCATGGGCATGGCGAGCCTCTTGTCGGGCAACGTCGAGGGCCTGATCGCCGGCCTCGAGGCGCAGATCGCCGGCCTGATCGCCAACAACCCGGTCATCGGCCTCGTGGACGACCTGGTCGACGAGCTGGCGGCGCTGAACGCCAGCGGCGGTCCCGAGGCGGCGATCGCCGCGAAGGCCGCCGAGCTCACCGGCCAGATCGAACAGCTGACCGGCGCCAACCCGATCGTCGGCCAGATCGCGTCTATGCGCGGTCGGCTCCAGCAACTCGCCGACCAGACCGGGCCGGCTCTGAACTTCCTGGAGCCGCAGAAGCGGCTTGTGCAGGGCCTGACGAAGTCGATGCGCTTCGGCGGCCCGGGCTGAGAGACGCGCCATGACGGATGTCCGGATCGCCCCGAAGGGCACCGCCCCGGGCCAGCCCTTCCAGGCGGTCGACCTCGACCTGCTGCTCACGCCGGCGGGCCAGCTCGATACCTCGGACGAGCTGGCCACAGCCGTCGTCGTCGCGCTGATGACCGACGCACTCGCTGGGCCGGACGATGCGCTTCCGGACAGTCGCGACACCGACCGCCGCGGCTGGTGGGGCGACGTCGACGTCGAGGAGATCTGGGACGGCTGGCCGATCGGCTCGAAGCTCTGGCTTCTGTCCCGGACCACGATCACCGGGGCGGCCGCCCGCAAGGGCGCCACCACCGTCCAGATCGAGGACTACATCCGGGAGGCGCTTCAGCCCTTCCTGGACCGGAAGATCGCCACCCGCCTCGACGTCACCGTGGTCCGCTCGGGCATCGAGCGGATCGAGGCCCGCATCGTGATGTACCGCGGCGACGAGCTGCTGCTCGATCTGCGCTTCAGCGACCTCTGGCGCGGGATCGTCGTCTCCGCGCCGACCGGCTGACCGCCAGCCTACCACCGCCACCGCCCGAGCCGACCCGCCGAACGCTGCACCCCGCGGCGCGCGAGAGGACGCCCTATGCCGTTCAACCTGCCGGACCTGCCGAGCGTGCGCCGGCAGAACCGCGACAACCTCGCGGCTTTCCTGAAGGGCGCCGACGCTTCAGTGCCGAACAACGCGCTGCGCGTCCTCTCCGACCAGAACGCCGGCGGCGCGTTCCTGAACCTGAAGTACCTCGCCTACATCGCCAGGAACGCCCTGCCAGATCGGTCCGAGGGCGACTGGCTGCTGCGCTGGGCCTACATCCTGTTCGGCGGTCCGAAGGCGGCGACCTTCGCGTCCGGCACGATCAACGTCACCGGCGTCAAAGGCACACTCCTCCCGGCCGGGGCGATCCTGGCGAGCACCGACGCGGTCGAATACCAGACCGCGTCCGACATCTACCTGTCCGCCGATGCGACCGAGGTCGCCGTCACCTGCCTGACCGCCGGCGCGATCGGCAACCGCGATGCCGGCGCGCCGCTGTCGCTGACGGTGGCGGTCTCCAGCGTCGACGCGCAGGCCACCACCGTCCTGATCGACGGCGGGGCCGACACCGAGAGCGACGACGATCTGCGCACCCGCGTGCTGCTGCGCCTGCGCCGACCTCCTCAGGGCGGCGACGCCGACGACTACGTGCAGTGGGCGCTCGCGGTGCCGGGCGTCACCCGCGCCTGGTCGAGCCCGAACGGCATGGGCATCGGCACCGTGGTGGTGCGCTTCCTGTGCGACGCGCTTCGCGCCGGGAGTAACGGCCTGCCGACCGACGACGACCTCACGCAGGTCCGCGCCTACCTCGACACGGTCCGGCCTGTCTGCGTGAAGGACTTCTTCGTGATCGCGCCGATCCCGCAGGGGCTCTCGATCACGATCCGCAACCTGTCAGACGACACGCCCTCGATGCGGCTGGCGATCGAGGCGGCGCTCCAGATGCTGCTGCTCGATCGGGCCGCCCCCGGTCAGACGATCTACGCGGCCTGGGTGTCGGCGGCGATCTCCGAAGTGGTCGGCGACGGCTACTTCGACCTCGACTTCGCGGACGCCGTGATGGCATCGCCCGGGCACATGGCGAGCCTTGCGGCCGCCGCCGGCGGTGGGATCGCCTATCCATGAGCGACGGCTTCATCCGCCGCGACGGCGCGGACTACGCCGCAGCGTTCGCCCGCCTGTTGCCGACCGGCGAGGCGTGGTCGCGCGATCCCGACAGCGACCTGATGCGGCTCGTGCGCGGTCAGGCCGAAATCTGGGGCGCAGTGGTCGATCCGCGCGCGGCCGACCTCCTGGAGCTCGAGCTCGACCCGCGCTTCACCACCGAGCTGCTGCCCGATTGGGAGCGCGCCTTCGGCTTGCCGGATCCGTGCGTCCAAGAGCAGTACACGCTGGAGGAGCGCCGCCTGGCGCTGCTCGAGCGGATCACGGCCGAGGGCGGCCAGAGCCGGGCGTACTTCTACAACGTCGCCTCGCGCCTCGGATACGTGATCCGGATCGTCGAGTACTCGCCGTTCATGGCCGGGATCTCGCGCTGCGGCGACACGCGCGCCACCGGCACCAACGGCGAGCAGTACCGCTGGCAGGTGGGGCCGCCGGAGATCCGGTTCTACTGGACGGTGCGGGTCTACGGCTCGCGCATCTCGTGGTTCCGGGCAGGCGCCGGCCAGTGCGGCATCGACCCGATGGTGCGCTTCAGTTTGGCCATGGACCTCGAATGCCTGTTCCGGCGCTACAAGCCGGCGCACACCGAGATCCTGTTCGACTACGCGAACGTGACGCCGAAGTACGACGCGTACGTGCCCTTCCGGGCCGGCGTGAACCACTGCGGCACGGACCATCTCCTGACGATCATCGAGCACGGCGGCGATCCGCTGCCGGCCGACAGCGTGCCCCTCTAGCCGCCCCGCCCTTCAACCGATCGCTCGACCCGACCTGACCGCGTGCGCGGCTCGGGCGCGGCCGCGCGCGCCCGGAGCGTCCGCCGATGGACTACAACAAACCCTTCGATCAGACGAACCCGGCGGCCGGCTACGTCAACGGCAATCCGGCCACGAACACGGCCGGTTCGATCCCGTGCGCCGAGGGGCTGGAGTACCCGCAGCGCGAGATCGTCAACGTCATCAAGGCCGCGGACCTGGTGCCGACCAACGGCGACCTGACCCAGCTGCTGCAGGCCGTGAGCATCCTCGCGCTGCGGGCGGTCACCGGCAGCGGCCAAGTGCCGGTGATCCCCGCCTCGCCGCTGCTCTACGTCAGCACGACCGGGAACGACGCGACCGGCGACGGCAGCTTGTCCAAGCCGTTCGCCACGATCCTGGCGGCGTGCGCCTACGCCAAGGCGAAGTACTATCTCGCCGGCCTCGCGCTCACCATCCAGCTCGCGCCCTCGGCGACGCCATACGCGCCCCCCGGGAACGTCGATGCGGGCGGCGGTACGATCAACATCGTCGGCGATGCCGCCAACGCCGGCGCCTATCCCGTCCAGGGGCCGGGCCCGGCCGGCGGGGCCTCGGGCCTCATCGCCTCGACCAACGGCAGCGTGAACGTCACGGGCGTGACGATCACCAACACCGGCACCACCAACTCGTGCGTGGCCACCACCGGCGCGAACTCGCTGTCCACCGCCTCGGTCACCTTCAACACGACCCAGTCCGGTTCGCCCGCGCTGATCGCGTCGTTCGCCGGCGCGAGCATCACGATCCGCGCCGGGTGCGTGCTCAACGGCTACGCCCAGGCCGCGCTGCTGATGAGCGGTGGCACCATCTCTCAGGCCGCCAACATCGCTTTGACCAACACCCCCGTCTACGCCGCGGCCTTCGCGGTGGCCGATACCGGCGGCGTCTTCCGCCTGACGGGTGGCTTCGGGTTCACCGGGACGGGCGCGACCTGCGCCAAGTTCCTGCAAAGCACATTCGGCGTGTTCAACACGAACGGTGCTGGACAGAACTTCTTCCCGGGCAATTCCGCCGGTTCTCTCGCCCAGGCAGGCAGCTATGTCTAAAGCTTTCACTCCGCTCGACTGGTACTGGATCAAAGCGGACGACAAGACGCTGTACGCCTCCGGCCGTCAGGCCTGTGTCGCCGTAGACGATCCGGCCTTCGCGGCCTGGTCGGCCGACGGCGCGGCGCCGACGCTCTGGCCCCGGGACGAGGCCGGCGCACAGACGGACGCGGCGCTGCAGGCGGTGCTCCAGCCCTACGGCCTGTTCGTGAGCCTCGCGCTCCTCAAGGCCGGCCTGAAGGCCCAGGTCGACGCGGCGGCCGAGGCGCAGCGCCTGGCGCTGATCACGCCCGGCTCCGGCCAGGCCATGGAATACCAGGAGGCCTACGCCGAGGCGGTGCAGGCCGACGCGGCGCTCAAGGCCAACCCCGGCGCGGCGCTCGACCCGGCCGCCTACCCGATGCTCGAAGCCTCGATCGGCTGCGACCTCGACCCGAAGACCGGGCAGCCCACCGTCGACATCGCCGGCGAGAGCCGGTCGGTGATCGCCGCCTACGACCTCTACCAGCGGGCCGGCGCGGCGATCCGTGGCGCCCGCCTGCGCGGCAAGGCCGCGATCGCCGCCGCCCCCGACG